CGCCGGACCCGCTCCGGTTCGGCCCGGGGGTCGAAGGGGGCGGGGGACCAGATGACGTCGAACTCGTTGACACCGCCCCACAGGGCCTGGCCGCCGACGTTGTCGATGATGTGCACGCCGTTGGGGTGCATCTCGATGCGAATCGCAACCTTGTTGCCGCGGCTCACGGGTTGTTCCTCCTCTCCGTGTCGACGACGATGCGGGCGCACCAGGCCAGGGCCATGGCCGCCACCTGGATGAGCTCGTCGCGCAGCGGGGCCGCGTGGCCGACGGGGGTATCGGCGTCAGGGGTCAGGGCTCGGGCGACCTCGCCGACCTCCTCGGCCAGGATCACGAACTTCATCTGCTCGGTCACCTCCGGGTTGAAGGGGGTGCGGCCGTGGTGCTTGTCGCAGGCGCGCTGGTACTCGGCGACGACCTCGTTCTCCAGGATCCTGCGGGCCCGGCCCCGACGTCGACGCAGGCCGTGCAGGGACGTGCCGTCGGTCTTCTCGTCGAGGTAGGCGACCCACAGGGCGGCGCGGGCGGCGATGGCGGACAAGGTGAAGCGCTTGGCCCCGCTGCTCCAGGCGGCCGAGGTCAGGAACATGATCTCGGCCAGGTAGTTGTAGGGGTTGACGGTGTTGCAGCCCACGTAGTCGATCTCGTCGACGGCGCGGGCGACGGCCGGGTCGATGTCACTCATCGGTGCTCTCCTTCTTGTTGTTCTCCACCTGTGCGGCCAGGCGGCGGGTGGTGTCGGCGAGATCGGCTCGCTCCTCGTCGAGGTACTTCAGGTCGCGCTGGGCGCGCAGGAGCCGCAGCTCGGTCTCGTCGGGCCAGGGGACGGAGGCTTCCACGTACTTGTGGCTGCCGATCTTGTCCGGGTCGATGCAGGTGTTGTAGTACAGGCGCCCGCCCCGGGTGAACAGCATGCCCGCCAGGACGGTCACGTACGTGGTGTCGACACCAGCGGCCTTCAGGACGATCTTGGCGTCGCGGATGAAGGAGTACGGGGCGTAGTCGGAGGTCCTAATGTTGGGGTCGGTGCCGTCGTAGAGGCGGATCTTGCGCTCCAGGTACCACAGTGCCTTGTGCAGATCGTCCAGGGGGTCGGCGCCCTTCTTGCGCCCCTCGCGACAGATGTACTTGACGACGTTACCGGACAGGAAGTCCAGGTGCTCGGTGATCTCGATGACCTCACGGTCGCCGAGCTTGTAGTGGGGCGGGTGGCTGATCATGTCGTCGGACATGGTTCCTCTCTTTCTTGTCATTCCTTGTGGTACCGCTGGCAGGTGTAGCCGGCGGCCTTGATCACGAGATCGTCGTCGGCCCAGGATGGCGGGCGGCACATGATCTCGGACACTTCGGTAATAAGCTCGGTCTCTTCGAGACCTCGCCTATTCTCAGGGATTTCGCAGACGACCTCGTCGTGGATGTGGGTGACGACCGGCCACCCGGCCTCCTCCAGGTGTCGCAGAGCCAGGACGAGGATGTCGCGAGCGACGGCCTGCACAATGTTCTCGGTGATGATGCCCCCGTGCAGTGGCTTGTAGGGGACCCGGGCCCTGTCGCCCCCGGTGTTGAGGACGTGGGGCACGAGGCGGGCGGGGCCGAGTGGGGTGCCGTCGACGTCGAGGGGCTGCTTCCACTGTCGGGTGAGGCCGCGGTAGACGATGGGCCGCTTGGATGGCAGCCACACGTAGCGGTCCTGCCCCTTGACCTCGATGCTGACCAGGCCGGTGTCGACGGCCCCGCCGGTGTTGATGATGCGTTCCAGCTGCGACCAGAAGCGTCGGACGGCGGGGGACTGGGCCCTCCAGATGTTCACGATCTCTTGCAGTCGCTTGCGAAGAACGTCTTCGGGGGTGTTCTTGGGCAGGATGTTCCGGCCGCCCATGGCGATCATGGCGCCAATACCTCCTCGGTACTGGAGGGCCAAACTAGCGACCTTCCCGTGCTGCCGATCGAAACCCTTCTCGGGGCCACCGAGCTTGGCGGCGGTGGCGACATAGATGTCCTCGTCGCTGCGGAAGGCGTCGATCATCCACTGCTCGCCGGTCAGCCACGCCATGACCCGGGCCTCGATCGACGAGTAGTCGCACACGACGAATGGCCCCATCAACAGGGGGCGGATCAGCTTCTTCAGCTCTGGGGAGGGAACCGAACCACCCTCCAGCAGACGCCTGACCGCAGCCTCCTCGGCCCCAGTGTCGTAACCGCCGCCCGCGGCCTTGAAACCGTCGCGGGCAAGATTCTGGAACTGGATAAGCCGACCGGCGAACCGGCCCGTCGAAGCACCGAAGAACTGCATCGTGCCCCTCAGGCGCCCGTCGTCGTTCGTGGCCCGGATGGCGGCGGTGAACTTGGCCGCGGCCGACACCGCGCACTCCTGACGCAGCGTGAGCACCCGACGGACGTCGTCGGGGATTTCACCCTCCAGCAGCTCCTTGACCGTATCCTTGCGCAGATCCTCCGTGTCGACACCCCGCTCCTTCAACCACGCCCTCAGCTGGGCCACCGAGTTGCCGTTGTCGACACCGGCGATCTTCTCGATCTCTTTCAGCGCCTCGGCCCGGTTGTCCTTGAAGCAGCGCTCAGCGGCTCTCGCCAGCTCGATGTCGACACGAACCCCCCGGTCGTTGATTCGCTGGTCGACCTCGTAGACGGCGCGCTCGCCGCGGGGGAAATCCCGCCCGAGCATCTTGGCGGCGTCGCGCATGGTCTCCACGTCCTGGTCGCAGTAGGCACCGAACGCCGCCCAGTCGTCGGGCTTCTCCTCCGCGGTAACCCTCTCGCCCTTGCGGTTCGGCTTGGAGAACAGGTTGATGAGCCGGGTTCCGGCCTCGTCCTTCTCCTCAGCGCCCAGTGCCAGGGCAAAGTCCTTCAGGGAGGCGGGTAGCCCCCACGCCCGTGCAAGGGCGGCGGTGTCGAAGAACTGCTCGGGGGGCAGAAATCCCCGCCTCTTGAGCCTCGACAGGTTGACGCGCTCGAAGGAGGCGTTGTGGGCGATCTTGAGGATCTTCCTGTCGAACAGGCCGGGGATCTTAAGGATCGCCTCGTGGCCCTCGGCTCGGTGCACCTCGCCATTGTTAAGGGCCCAGGAGCACATGAGGATCCGCCAGTCCGGGTGCTCCGTATACTTATACACTCCACTCTTTGCCAGGTCGACGGGCGAGTAGGTCTCGATGTCGAGCCACAGAACATCCTGACCCCCACCGCGCGGCGTCCACGGCGCGCCACCCGTCTCCGAGGCGGTCACCGTCCAACGGCCCTGAAGGACGAGCGGCCAGATCTCGTCGAAACCGCCGTCGGCGGGCGCCGTCCACGGGCCCTCGACACCGAACAAGCCGATGGCCGGGCGCCGGGGGTCCAGGGGCCAGTCGGGCCCGGCCAGGTCGATTGATTTGCCCATAGCCAACTTGATGTCGCACAACATCCCCCGCTGGTGGTCGGTCAAGTTGCGGGGGTCGGGCACCAGGAACACGGGCTTGGCGGCCCAGAAGTCACTCATCGGTTCCTTCCTTCATCTTGCACTCCTTCTCCTTGCGCCGGGCCTCCTTGCCGACCTTGCTGCGCACCTCCACCTTGGGGCGCAAGGCGATGTTGTCTGGTCCCCAGGGCTTGTTGCCATTGGGCCGGGTGAAGTTGTAGTCCTTCAGCGCGCCCTCGGGCGGCAGGTTCATGTTGTCCAGGATCCACTGGGCGCCCTCGGCACTGGAGGCCCAGGTGCAGCCGTAGTCGCGGATCCAGTTGCCCACCCGCTGCGACAGGAGCGCCCGCAGCGAACGGCTAGCGTTCTGCCGGACCTTCCTGCGCTTGACGCGGCCGCTGTCGCACCCGCAGGCGGGGGATTCGAGCAGGCCCGTGGTGGTACCCTGGCTGTGTCGCCCGCAGAAGACGCAGTAGATGTCGAACACGGCGCCGTTCTTGACGGTCCAGCCGACGGGGTCGAGGCTGGCCAGACGCCAGTCTCCGAAGGTGTGGGCGAGCAGCGCCCCCAGGAGGGGATGCGGCGAGTAGGCGGTTCGAGGGATGGTGGTGACGGGCATGGTTCTCTCTTCTCGGTTGATGGTTATGCGTTGGCGGTGGCCCGGGCGGTGTAGACGACCTCGCGGTCTCCCGGGCGTTCGGGGTTGGGCAGAATGTCTCGCAGGGTTCCTTTCTTCTGGCAGTGCATGAGGATCCGGGTGAGCGCCTCGGGCCCGTCGAACTTGTTCTGGAACTTGGTGACCAGGGCCGCGTACGACACCCGGTGGCCCGGCTGGGAGGCGACCCACTGCTCGACGTCAGACACCATCCGGCTGAACCCGTTGGAATCGACCTGGTTGACCAGGGCCTCGGCGCACCTAGCCCACGTCCCCGCCAAGTCAATCGCCTTGACGACGTGGCGCAGTTCGATGGTGTCCTTCATCTCCGTCATGGCCAACAGGGCCGCCACCCGTAGCGCGGAGAACGACAACCGCTCGCAGGTAGGGAATAAGGCCACCGCGTTGAGCGGGTGGTTGGCGGCCAGGAACGTGACGTCGTAGGCGAAGCACTTCCACCTCTCCAGGGCGTCCTGCTCGCACTTGAGGGGCACGCGCAGGTCGTCGAAGGGCCCCGAAACGGGAACAGCGGCCTGGAAGCCCTTGTCCCAGTGCTTGACCACGGAGGTCAGGTGGTGGATGAGCATGTCGCGCACCTGGTCGACGCGGGCCCGCTCCCCCGTGCGCCACGCGACGTCGTTCGCCCCGGGCTCGAAGCCCTCACGGGAGTCGACGACGACCAGACACCGGGGCACGAAACCGGAGATGATGCGCTCCATGGTCAGGTAGCGGGCGGTGAGGTCGAAGATGCCGGTTCCGTAGAACGACATCTGATGGTCGACACCGCCCTTGCGGGCCAGGCCCCCGGTCTTGCGCAGGATGGCGGGCACGCGCCCGTCGTAGATCTTGGTGAGCATGGGGATAAAGGAGGCCATGTAGGACCCTTTGCGCGAGGCGGCGGCGAAAGTGTCCTGGACTTCGTCGACGCTGAGCAGCGTGGACAGACGGGGCAGGTCGCCCAGCCATTCCTGGAGAGCTTCGGCGGTGGCGTCCTCGGGGGCCTCGTAGCCGCTGCTGTCGACCCCGGCCTTCTCGGCCACGTCGCTGAGCACTCCGCGAGCCAGGCGCAGGGCGGTGCTTTTGCGGGACTGTGTGGTGCGCCCCAGGACCAGCCAGTACAGGTTGAGGCCCATGTCGGTGAACGTGAGGGGGAGCTTGGCGTAGCGCGACAGGAGCGCGGAGAGCATGGCCAGGCCGCCCGCCACGGAGAACTCCCAAGGGGCCTGCGGGGACTTGTGGCCGACCCAGGAGGTGAAGGCGTCGATGAACGTGTCGTCGATGGGCTGCTCCTCGGGGTGGAGGAACTGGACGCGGGTCCAGTACAGGCCGTGGGAGTCGGCGTCGAGCACGGAGGGCAGACGGTCGACAAGCGCTTCGGGTGAGGATTCGTCGCCGAACTGGTTGACGCCCTCCAAAGGTGTAAGCCCCAGGACGCGCAGGATGTCGGCGTCATCGTCCATGACGAAGTCCTCGCCGTCGTGGTACTGCCTCCACCTGGCGGCGTCACGCTGCACCTGCACCCACAGGTCCAAATCAGGGCGGTTGTCGCGCCGGTACTTGTTGCAGGCAGCCTCGTGCAGGACGAGATAGCAGGAGCGAGCGTCGAACCCGGCCTCCATGAGTATGCACTGGAGGTGGTACATGCGCGAGGACCAGTCGTCGCCGATCTCGGGCCTGATCATGAACAGGTCGTTGGCGACGGAGTTGTTGACCAGGGCGAGCAGGCGGTAGATCTCGTTGGGGTCCTGCTCCTGGGGGACCTTGGAGTCGAGGTCCTCCTGGGCCAGGGGTTCGGCCGGTGGGTAGTAGGCGGCGAACTCGGCGACGGTGACGGCTTCGCCCTCGCGCTGGATCTCGACCAGGTCGACACCGCCCGCCCCTCTTCTCCTGACGGTCTCCTTGTCGTACTGGGTGACGCGGAACGGGGCGCCATGTTCTGGCTTGGTGTTGTAGGACCAGGGGACGCGCAGCATTTTGGCCAGGGGCCAGCCGCGGTCCATGCCGTCGCTGGCGTGGGCGTCGTACAGGCCGTGCGACAAATCCTCGAAGTCGTTGTTGGTGAGCCTCTCGCCATCAAGGAACCGCCAGTACCCGTGCCAGTGGCCGGGCGAGGTGCGCACGAACGTAGTGGGGAGGATGGCGAGCTTGGAGGGGTCCATGTCGTCGCCGTCGCAGTAGACGACGTCGCAGCGCAGCACGTTGGCCTTGGTGGCGTGGCGGGGGTCGGTCAGGGAG